GCCAGCAGCCTAATGATGTGCTGACGCTCGTGTCTGATACCAGAGTTGAAAGCTCGGACTGAGCTGGTTGCAATGATGTCCTGTAGCTCGCTCACATCTCCACCTTTGGTCGCTGGTCAATAGCGTGTAGCTCGCCGAGAATCATGTGTCCGGTTGCGATGTCAAGCACACCTTCTAGGCGTAGTGCCTCGATGACTGACCAAGTGGCGTTGAGCTGGTCACGCCTTCCCTTGTTGTAGGCAGCGAGCTTATCTGCTGGTATTTGTGAAACGGCTATCTGGATCAACTGGCACTCCTTCGATTAGGTCAATGATGATTGTGATTGCTTTGGTTGGTTGTGGGTAAGCAGCGTTGATGAGTCTTAGGACTTCATCCTTCATGAGTGTTCGGCCCATGTTTATGCCATCAGCTTTAGCTGTGCCAAAGTTGTATTGGGTCGGGTTGTAGTCCATGACTGCAAACTCGATTGGTTCAGGATTGTAGTTGGCCATTTTCTCTCTGTTCTATGTAGGTTTGCTCGATGTGATTCAGCAAAGTCAGCCTGGCAAGTTGCTGTCGGATGTAGTAGGTGTCGGTTTCTGGGATGCCACCCTTTGCCTCGTACTCTGCGTTAGTCCAGAGCCTTGCTTGCTCTAGGACTTCTGCAAGGTGTTTTTTATTCATTTGCATCCTTGCGAGTAGCCCAAAGTGCGATGACAAAGAAATGGATTGCAATCAAGACTGCACCTGTGTAGTAGCCAATGATGAAGTTGTATTCCTGAATAGCCAGCACCATCCCAAAGGATAGAAACACGCTGACTGTGAGTAGCCAACCCTTCATGCGTCCACCCTAGAGCTTGCCATTAGTGATACGAGGTCAGCGATAAAGACCTTACGCTCTGCGTCAGTTTTCCAAGATTCGTGGTTGGCTAGTTCGCTTTTTAGGGCTCGGGCAATTCTCTTGCCTGACTTACCGCAAGAGCATTGGTAAATTGTTTCGGTGCTCGAGTGACGAGCGAAGTATCCGTTGAAGCTCTGTTGAGTGTAAGTTACAATGTGTCCGTCTGCGATCGTCCACTTTCCAACAATTGTGACTCCGTCTGCACGCTGTGTCTTTGTTGCTTTCATTTTTTGCTCCTATTCTGAGCTCCCCTTGAGCTCATGTATTTAGGATACACCTTTTTTAGGTTTTTTTGGGAGATTTTTGCCTTTTTTTGCCTTTTTTTGGTTTTGTTATAAAGCTGTTATAAAGGGCTAATCTAGGGTCTTTACAAGGATTGTGGCTCCAGGCTCAATGCCTATGGCGTAGAGCTTTCTGGCTGAGATCCTGACAATGCGGCTGTCATCGGTATAGACCCCTGCGATGGCTAAGGCATCGCCGACACTTCTCAAAAGTTTGTCGGGCCGTTAGAGGTCGGGGGCTACAGTAGGCAACCCCCGACTCACAGATTTACCTCTTGGCATATAGAAATTGACTAGCAGCTCGCAGGGGCCGTCTATCGGCTCCCAGTCTGTTGGTAGGGTCGCAATGACCTCGTTGACTATGGCAGTTCGCCAAGCCTTGTGTTTTTTACTGTTGACCTGGACTATTCGGCCTTGGATGATGGCGTGTGAGCCTTGGCTGGCAGGATCGCCGGTAATGCTAAAGCTTACCTCTGCCATATAGTTCCCATGCTCCCATTATTGCAGCAAGGGCGTAAAGAATACCGAAGGCCAGTCCCCACCCACCCAGAGGGCTAGTGGTGTTGAGCGATAGGTTGAATAGCACCCCAGCGGTAAGAGTCGGGACTAGCCATCGGAGTTGTTTTCTCAAAAGGGCATTGGCTCCGAGTGAGTGGGCTCAAAGATGCTTTTGATCATTGCGATTGGGTCGGCAGGTGTGACCTGTGGGTTGTTTATGCTGACCTTAATGGACTGCTTTGACTCGCCCTCTTTGTTGGTCCAGTTGTCAATCTCTGAGCTGTAAAGCCCCTCGACTGCTACTACCTGACCGACATCGAATAGACCTGGCTGCTTGAGCCAAACTGTGTATCTCTTGTTGATTGTTTCGCCTGACTTAGTTTCATAAGCCTCGACTACTTCTAGCCCCTTGCCTTCGTAGAATACTCGGCTTATGGTGCCTTTTACTTTGATACTTGCCATCTCTTTTCCTTATCTCTTGTTTTTTTACTCTAGTGGTCACCTAAGACATGGTTGGGGTTGGTGCAGTCGGTGTGCCCACAAGATCTAATGCCAGGTAGGACTGGCTTGCCGTCAAAGACTGGCATGGTGCGGGTTGCCTTGTCAAACTCGCCTTGCCAAGGGATGCACTTTTCAGAGCCGTACTTGATGACCAAGGCTCGGTGCATCCGGCAGGACTGGCACTTGAGGTCTTTCCTCTTTCGCTTATGCGTGTTGACTTTCCAAGTTGCTCCACATCGGCAACACAAGGCAACATTGTCATCCACGCCATAATCTTAGCCTTTGGCATCTTTATCAAGCACTCTGGCGTGATGACCTTCAAAGGTAAGCCAAGCCTTGTTTGTTGTGCCATGTCTATTTTTAGCAACATTCATAATCATCTGCGACTTCTCCCAATCCTTGTCACCCTCAACCTGCTCTCGGTGAAGCAAAATAACAACATCGGCATCCTGCTCAATGCCACCTGAATCTCTTAGGTCTGCCATGTCAGGCTCGGAGTTCTTTCGTTGCTCTGGTCCTCGATTGAGCTGGGCTAGGGCAATCACTGGCACTTCTAGATCTCTGGCAAGGTTCTTTAGCCCGATGGAGATGTCGGTAATCATCTCGTATCGCTTTCGCCCCTTTTCTGTGTCTTGAATCAAGCCAAGGTAGTCAACAACGATTGCGGTCAGATTGCCGTCATTCTTTACGCTGTTGGATAGTGCCCTAATCTGCTGGATGGTCTGCCCTGACTTGTCATGGATGGCAAGCTCATGTTTTGTCTGTCTAATGGTCCTGGCTATCTTTTCCCACTCATGATCTCTAGCCATGCCCTTGTCAAGGTTTCCGAGATACACCTCACACTCTTGAGCGATGATTCTGTTATAGAGCTCAGTCTTGCCCATCTCAAGGCTGTGAAAGGATACTGGTCCAGACTTTGACAAGTGCCAAGCAAGCTGTAAGCCAACAACAGTTTTACCTACACCTGGTCTAGCTCCAACAATGTAAAGTGCACCTGGTCGCAATCCACCAATTACTGTGTTCAGCTGAGGCCAAGGTGTCAAAGGATAATTCTTTGGCTTGTCTAGCTCATCAAGGTAAGGGATAAGTTCGTCATCAACATAGCTGGGCTTGGTTGCAATGTTTCGCTCAATGAGTCCGTCTAGGCTTTTCTTGGCCTTCTCCAGCACTTCGCTAGGGTCAGCGTATTTTGCAGACTCGCTGATAATGGCAGCAGTTGCACTTAGTCTGCGTCTAGTGCTTTCCTCGACAACCTTGCTGGCGTAGTAGCCAACACTCACAGCGGTTGGGGTTGCAGTCACACAGTCATGCAGATAGCTGGCAAGCTTTGGCAATCTAGCCCCAACTGTGACAACATCTATCGGGTTCCGGTTGTGCTTCATCTCTAGCATGGTCTTGTAGATAATCTCGTTGCTTCGATCTGAGAAGTCATCAGGAGCCAGAGTTAGGTCATCGAGTGCCTTGCCCTTAGTGAGCAGAATAGATCCAATGACAGATACCTCAAAGTCATTCATGCTCTAGTCCTACCCTTCTCTTTGGCAATGGCTTATTTGTGTCGAGCTCAACAGCTTCATAGAGTTCCTTGTTTAGCCAGGATGCAGGGTAAGGGATGTAGGTCATGTCGGGTAGCTTACTCTCGGAATAAGCCTTGGTGAGTGCAATCAACTCATCAGCGGTTTTTTTCTTTGTTGCTTGCTTCCATGCTTTTAGGGCATCAGCTTTGGCTACCTTTTTAGGGTAGAGATTCCAGAATGTATCAAAAGAATCAAAGTCGCTTTTAAGTGATGGTTCTTTGATGGTTAATATTATGTTTTGCGTGCCAACAGGTGTCACCCCTGATTTACCTGAGCTGTCACCCCTGCTTACCCAGTCTGTCACCCCTGACGCTAAATCTGTCACCCCTGAGCTAATGGTTATCCAGTAAAGGTTGGTCTTGTATTGGGTCTTTGTCGGTGCATTTTGCATCTCAACTTTTAGCTCACCTAGCCCAACAAGTTCTTGTATGTCACGCTTGACTGAACGCTCTGAACTGTTTGCGTATCTTGCCAGAGTAGAGATAGAAGGCCAAGCACCATGATCTCCAAGGTGATTAGCAATACCTAACAGCACAAGCTTTGCTCTGCCGGTTGCTCTGGAATTATTTAGGACTAGGGATACTGCTTCAATGCTCATCTTGCTGCTGCTCTCTCAGCCATCAGCATCATGACAGTTGGGCTAATGACTTTGTTATCGTACCCCTCTTTGACCAGCATCACCCACTCGCCGTTGTCAAGTCCCATAGCCTGATAATCCATCTCTGCCATAAAGATGTTATCGCCGTACATTGCCAGCACCTTAGTGAGGTTTTTGTTGTCCCAGTTAAACACAAATGTGCCTTCCTCTAAAAGTTTGGCACACTATAATTGAGTGATGCCAACACCGACTTGTTGGTATCGGCCCTTCTGAGTTTTCTCAGGGGGGCCTTTTTATTTAGTTATGGTTTTACCTTAGCACTCTAAAAGTATTCAATGTCATTGTCTGGCACAGGTGTCTTGTTGAAGTCGTTATCTAAAAGCCAGTATCCGTCAGCAAGTAATACGGGGGTAAACTCAGGCACCTGGTGTCTCTCTAGCTTCCAACCGAGCTCTCTGCCAACCTCGGCAAACCTAGCGTTTGATTCAAGCAAGCCGTTGGCCTCTGAGCACATCACAATAATGTTGCTAGGTCGGTCTAGTGATCTGCTGCCACCCATGCCTCTGTTGGCTCGATGCTGAGGGATGAGCGTGTCATCGGTAGTGCCACAATGACAGCAACACTTGTCACGCTCTAAGAACTTGTCAAACCTTTTCTTGTTCATCATCATCCCAAGGGTCGTATTTTCTAGCTGGCATCTCACCTGGTTGGAAGCCCATAGCAATTTGGTTATCAGATAAACCGCTGGTTGGTGTGTCAACAATGTCTTGCTCTTGGCAAGTGTGTTTTCTACGCCACTCTCTGACTAGCACAATCGGGTTAGGCTCGTCAGTCTTGAACTTGGCACCACATGAGCAGGTTTCGGCAATCACCCAAGTAGGCTACCAGCTAGGCGTGTTTCCACTGTATTTCGACATTTTTGCTTATGACTGCCATCATTGTGGCTTGGTCTGACAGGGTTTTTAGCTTGGTTCTGACCCTGTTGTATTCGGCTTTGGCTAGATCAGCCTTTAGCTTTTCCTCTACTGCTTGCAACTTAGCAACAGCTTGCCGGTCTGCAACAGTTCCAGCGTTGTTGATGAAGGCTAAAGATACTGCCCTGTCATAAGCCGACTCAGCATCAACCATCTTGCACTCTGCGTCATAGAGGGCATTAGCCCCCTTGTCCATCTCCTGCGTTATGCGTTGAAGCTCCTGGACTATGTGGCCTGGTGTAATAATTTCCATCTCTTAGCCTTCTCGCTCTCTCTCGTTGTAGTTGCCAAAGCTGTGATACAAGGTCAAGTTCCCCTCGCTGAAACTGCTGTTGCAGACACTCTTGCACTTCGAGTATTGAACTAAGCAGAATCCTTTGAGCCTGATAGTCCATTGGCAATTTCCTTGATCTTGTCTAGCGTTGCTAAGTCAGCCCCACCAGTCTTGGCCTCGCTGTATAGCAAGCGTAAACCATCAAGGTCATTACCTAATTCTGCTGACATCGCCAGCCAGTCTTTTGCAGTTGCACTTGGTTTTTTATCCCTTGCAACTTTTGCCATCTCTTCTCGGCTGGCTCGCTTGTTGCCTGAGTATCCGGCATTAGCTAAAGCTCTACCGATGGCAGATGTTTCTGCGTTCTCTAGTGCAGATGTTTTGTTAGCCATCCCAACGCCGTCAATTTCATAAGCCAAGCCTGTTGCCCTTGCTAAAGCTTCTCTGTCGTTAGTCAGATAGACAGCAGCGTAAACAACCCAAGTGCTCACCTGTCGGTCTTGTAGCGTGGTCTGATTCTCGGTGATGATTCTCCCATCAGGGTTGTCTTTGTAGAATCGCCTGATTCTTTCCTCGACTGTTTCGTAATCGCTTAGGTTGAACTGTGCCATTTACTTTCCCTTCTCATGGTGCAAGTAAGGTGCTCCACCAGCTCTTGATCTAAGACTGAGCAAGTGCTCGCCGTAGATGATGCCTCGCTTCTTACCTTCCATTGCTTTGATAACTCTAGCCTTGAGGTCTGTCATTAGCTTGTTAGCCTTCTCTGCGTCTGTGACCGAGTTGAAGTAATGCACCCCAAGCTCATCCAGGTCAACCTCGCCCTCCTCGATGTTCGGGCTCAGTGCTCTGATGGTTTCTAGTGTTGAGTTAGACCCATCCCAGTCAGGCATCTTGAAGTCTAGGCAAGCTTGCCGGAATCTAAGAGCAGCCTCAAATAAAGTATCTGCCTCGAACTGGTCCCACTCAATGTCATACTCTTGGTAGCTTGACCCAGCTAGGGCTACAAGTTTGGCTTGCTTGATGCCAAAGACCTTCATGTACCAGAGCACTTGTGCCCGATAACTCTGTGGCACCTGTGTCCAATAGTCCCTGGAGAACTTAACCTCGACAATGCCCCACTCACCATCAGCGGTTTTGTAAAGTCCGTCTGGGTTGGCTCGCATCCAAGGGTAGGTTTTGTTTGCCCAAGTTCCTGTTGTCATGATCTCTAGCTCAGGGTGCTCATCTGCAAACAGTTGCAGGATTGGTTCCTCAAGTATTGTGCCGAGCTTCATGCTCATGTTCGGTGTGACCTCATCAGGAATCTGTCCTGTTTTCTTGGCCCAGAGTGTGATGGGTGAGGTCCAACTTGATAGCCCTGCACAAGCGGCAATGTCACTGCCACCAATTACACCTGGCTCGTTGCGTAGCTCATGCCACTCAGGACTGCCGTTGGCAAAGTCCCCTAGCAAGACTGCATCCTGCAACTCGTTTATCTCGGTTGGTAGCTTAGAAACTGGCAAGGTGTTCCCTCTCTTTCATCTTGTCCGGCAACCCACGCTAACTCTCTCGGCGTGGGTTTGCCTTTTAGGTTGAGATTAGTCTAAGTTGACCCTATGACATCAAGACACTTGGAAAGAAAATACATCGAATTGCAACACGCCATCGCTGAGAATGGCGGTGTTCAATGTAGTCAGTTGCCTGAGTGTTTCTTTCCAGAGGATGAGCCAAACCTGTACCTGCGTAGGAAGCTGATTGCTGTAGCTAAGGAAGTCTGCGATGACTGTCCTGTCAAGGCAAGGTGCTTTGACTATGCCCTATCAGCAGGGATGGTTGGTATCTGGGGTGGCACTACTGCTGAGGAAAGACAGAAGCTTAGGTCAAACTGACACGCTGTAAGGCTCGCACAAGCCCTGCCAAACCCTGCCTAGACTGATACCCTTGCCAAGGCTCTAAAGCCCTGTAGAAGCCTGTGGGGGCTGTTTAGGTGTTATTCGCCAGAATCAGGGTCAGTAGGCTTTACTGCTGCCTGTAGTCTTGCACCGATTCCATACTCATCCGAGTTAGGGTCGAGTGCTTTGATAAGTGGGCCAAGGATACCTGCAAGCAAAGCTGAAACAGTGATCTGGCTTGGGTCCTGAATACCTGCCAACAACATTGCTCCAACAGCAGCAAGGGCAGCTCGAAGGTATGAGCCGAGTGCAGCCTTTAGCTGTCTAATTGACTCTTCGGTTTTTAGTCTTTCAATAAATGCTTTCACTTTATTTTCTCCAATGCTATGTGTGTTTTGATGTAGCTTGTTGGCTCGGTGTAGCGTGTGCCGTTAGTTGTCCAGATGTAATCTTTACCCTGCTGGATCTCAAAGTGTAGGTGTGGTCCGGTTGACTCGCCTGTGTTGCCAGATAGTCCAAGTATCTCACCCTCAAGAACTGTGTCACCTTTGCGAGCTGTAAGGCTGCCTTTTTTTAAGTGCATGTAAGCAGATGTAATCCACTTGCCTTCTATCTTGTGGCGTAGCTTGACCAAGTAGCCACCGCCAGCAGGTTCACCATCTGCAAACTTGAGTGTGGATGGACCAGAGAAAAGCACCTTGCCATCAGCAATAGCTTTGACTGGTGTGCCAA